GAAGACACCCCGGAGGGGGTCTAAAATTCTATTCCCCCCTTTTGCATCGCCGGCCTCTTTATATTTTCTCCGGGGGGACTTTTTTGGGGCACTTTTAGGGGCGCTGATCGGATCACCTCCTTTCTTTATGACAACGATTGTTGAGTGGTTTCTGGTTCTCCTCCTACAATAGTGCGTGTTGCTCATTCTGTTACGATCAGCGCCTGTAAAAGTGTTCCAAAAGTTAAGAAAAGGATATTTAATCATGCCGAAAAGAGAACCAAAACCACTTAGAAGAAGGAGGAAGTCACGTGCAACTACCGCAGAAGAACGCGAGCTTGAGCTAACTAGCCTGGCCTACGACCTTGTGGAGCAGCGATTACGTGACGGGACAGCCACAGCAGCCGAGACAGTTCATTTTTTGAAGCTCGGATCGAGCAGAGAACGACTAGAACGCGAGGCTATGCGGCAAAAAATTGAATACGAGGCAGCAAAGACTGACAACATTGCGTCTCAGCGTACATCCGAAGAGCTATACAGAGAAGCTCTTGCAGCATTCCGCGTCTACAACGGCGTTGGTGAGGAGGATGACGATGAGGAAGATTAAGTGTTACTCAGAACTGATAGAGCTGCCAACATTTGAAGAACGATTCAACTACCTTTACATCGGAGGACGAGTTGGAGAAGGCACATTCGGTTCAGAACGATATTTGAATCAGGGCTTCTACAGATCCGACGAATGGAAAAGGTTGCGGAATGACATCATCATTCGTGATGGCGGTTGTGACTTGGGCATCGAGGGACGGGAGATCAAGGCTAAGAGGCTGCTTCGCATACACCACATCGACCCCATCACGATGGATGATATTCTCAATCACTCCAGAAAGCTCACAGACCCTGACAACCTAATCACTTGTCTGTGGCAGACCCATCAAGCCATTCATTACACTGGTTGGGACGGGGTGATTAAAGACCCTGTAACCCGACGACCAAACGACACATGCCCATGGAGGTAACTTATGGATGGATGACAGTATTCTTAACTCAGTAAAAGACATGATTGCAGGAGGCGCTATACATGAGCACTTCGACAACGAGCTAATTTTGTGCATTAACTCAACAATCGCTACGCTTCGACAGATCGGTATAGGGCCGGAAGACGGATTCTCTATTACGGATGAATCTGCTACTTGGAGTGACCTAATTGGTGATTCCAAAATGCTTGAAGCGGTCAAATCATACGTCGCATACAAGGTTCGAATGATGTTCGATCCGCCAGCAAGTTCTGCAGTATCTGAGGCCATCAAGGAAAACATTAAAGAACTTGAATGGCGTCTGGGCACTACTTATGAAATCGGTGTTTGACACCAGAAAGGAGGTAGTGCTATGAATGGACCTTGGGACATTATTGTTGCTGTTGTAGTTTCTGTCTTTGCGTCATCTGGCTTTTGGGCCTATCTGATGAATCGTCAAAATAGAAATTCTGCAGAGCAGCAGCTGATTCTTGGAACCGGCTATTACTGCATTTGCAATCTTGCAGGGCAGTACATCTCTCGTGGATACATAACCAGACAGGAGTATGCAGATTTCAACAAGTATCTTTACGAGCCATACAGAGCTCGTGGCGGTAACGGAACCGCAGAACGATTGAAAAAAGAACTAGATAATTTACCAATAAAGGAGGAGTAAACCAAAATGAGCCAAATTGTTATGGATCTGATCACGGCCCTTATGTGTGGAGTAGTCACGTGGGCTATACACGCTGTGATTAAGCACGTTGTCCCGTTCATTGAGACAAAGCTTAAAGAGAGCCAGTATTCTTGGGCAGCAGAGATCATTGCCAATGCCGTAAGAGCTTACGAGCAGACAGTTTCCGGTCATGGTATGGGCGAGGATAAGTTTCAGCTCGTTATGGAATTCGTAAACCGCGAACTCAGCAAACACGGGATCAAACTCAGCGAAGAGCAGATCACAATTCTTATTGAGTCGGCTGTTCAGGCTATGAACGCTGAGAAACTTCTCGTTGAGGAGGCTACTTCCACTGAAGAATTCGAACCAGTGTTCTACAAAGATGCTATTGTCAACGGTGTAGAACACGCAGACCCGGAGGAGTAACATATGAAAGTTTGCACAACAGAACAGGAGTATCTAGATCAGATCATAGAGCCCGTTAGACGTTGTTGCAAACGTTACGGGTATCTACCATCAGTTCTCATCGCACAGAGCTGTTTGGAGAACGGTTATGGCATTCGATCTTACTGGGACAATCCACAGATCGAAGCGCTTATGAAGTACAACAACATGGTTGGCATTAAGTCCGAGCTGCTTAATAAGTCGTGGGTTGACTGTGGTCTTTCGGTATGGCCCGGTAGGTCGATTACTAAGCGTACGCCTGAAGAATACAATGGCCGCATGGTCACTATTACAGATTCTTTCCGAGTCTATGACAACATCGAGCAGTCCTTTGCTGACTTCCTGTGTTTCATGACATGGGCTAGCAATTACGGAAAGGGCGGAGAACCAAAGTACGGACCGAAAGTTATCTGTTGCAGAGAACCATCGATACTAATTTCAATGGTTAGTAAATTAGGTTATGCTACAGGTTCGACCTATCCGTCTTCAGTTCTCAGGATTATTAAGAAACACAACCTTACCCAGTATGATAACCTCGATGGCGTGACGCCGACGATCTACTATCCGGCAGCAGCTGGTGGAAAGAAGGAAGAAATCAAAATGGCAGTAACAAAACCAGTAATCATTGACAGAGTGACTGTGAACGTCAACGAAGTTCCGGCTCACAATGCCAATTCTCATAAGTATCTCGCAATCCACTATCTTGGTGTGAACGGTGAGAATCCCGATCTCTATGGCGGTGGCTATGGAGGTCATTTCTATGTCTCCAAGACTGGTGTCTGCTATCAGGCAGCTCTGGTTACGGACAAACTTTGGCACGTTGGCGCATCTGCTGGGTTCCATTACATCCATCCGGATGCTAGGAACACCAACACTATCGGTATCGAGTGTGCAACGTACGGCTCGAACGGTAGATGGTACTTCACAGAGGCTACCCAGAAAGCTTGCGCCCATCTGGCTGCGTGGATCATGCAGGAGTACAACATTCCGCTGTCGAACCTGTTGATGCATGGAGAAATTACAGACAAACATTGTCCGTCACCTTACATTGACAATCCGGGAGACGGTCCAAACTGGACTTGGAAGAAGTTTAAAGAAACAGTGGCCGCTTATCTTGGCGGTTCGGTTGAGAACAAGGAGGGAGTTTACGAAGTGGAGTTTAGACAGATTCACAAAGGCAATAATAACGAGGACGTCGGCACTCTTCAGATTTGTCTGAGAGGTTGGGGTTACACAGGGGCTGATGGTCAGCCGCTTAAGATCGACAAAGACTTCGGCGATAATACACAGTTTGCCCTTCTTCAGTTCCAGCTTGAACATGATCTCAAACCGGATGGCTGGTGTGGACCGCTTACCTGGCCTGTAGTCCTCGGCAAACAGAAGGAGTAATCAATGCTATCAAACACTGCTACTCCTAAGTATTACGGTCAGTTCAGAGAACGGGTAATTCGGGGTGAGATTCCGGTTTGTCGAGAGATCTCCATGGAGATGAATCGAATCGACGATCTAATCCGCGATCCTCGGTATTACTATGATGACCTGGCTGTAGAAGGTTGGATTAAGTATTGTGAAAACGAGCTTACACTGACCGATGGTAGAGACCTGGAGCTTCTGGATTCGTTCAAGCTCTGGGGCGAGCAGTTGTTTGGATGGTATTACTTTTCTGAACGGTCTGTTTACGTTAGACATAAGAATTCAAAGGGTGGGCACTACATTCGCAAAGTCGAAAAGAAGAGGCTCACCCTTAAACAATACCTGATCGTTGCTCGTGGCGCTGCGAAGTCAATGTACGACTCTTGTGTTCAGTCGTATGGTCTTAACATCGATCCGGCTACTACACATCAGGTTACAACCGCTCCGACAATGAAGCAATCTGAAGAGGTTCTTTCGCCAATTCGAACTTCAATCGTCAGAGCACGAGGCCCGCTGTTTAAGTTCCTAACAGAAGGGTCTCTTCAGAACACAACTGGCTCGAAAGCTAATCGCCAGAAACTTGCATCGACTAAGAAAGGAATCGAGAACTTCATTACTGGTTCTCTTCTTGAGATCAGGCCCATGTCAATTGACAAACTTCAGGGTCTGAGATGCAAGTACGTTACAGTTGACGAATGGCTTTCAGGCACAACGCGAGAAGACGTCATCTCAGCTCTTGAGCAGGGTGCTGCTAAGGGTGGTATGGACGACTATATGATTATCGCAACCAGCTCCGAAGGATGCGTTCGTAACGGATGTGGCGACGACATCAAAATGGAGTTAATGAGCATCCTCAAAGGCGAATACTATGCGCCCCACATTTCAATCTGGTACTACAAACTTGACGACGTTAAAGAAGTAGCTGATCCGGACATGTGGTTGAAGGCCAATCCGAACCTTGGATTGACTGTTACGTACGACGCCTACCAGCGAGATGTAGAAAGAGCAGAGAACGCTCCGTCTGCACGAAACGATATTTTAGCAAAGCGTTTCGGAATCCCGATGGAAGGCTACACGTACTTCTTTACATACCAGGAGACCCTCCCGCACAGACGGAGAAACTTCTGGAATCTGCCGTGCTCACTTGGTCTCGACTTTTCACAAGGCGATGACTTCTGTGCGGCAACATTTCTATTCCCTCTATCTAGAGGCTACTTCGGTGTAAAGTCCCGAAGTTACATCTCTTCTCGAACTCTCGATAAGCTTCCTAAATCGCTAAGAGAAAAGTACGGACTCTTCATGCAGGAAGGCAGTCTAGTTGTCTTGGAAGGCACCACCATCGACATGATGGAGGTCTACGACGATCTAGAGCACTTCATTGAGGAATCTGGCTATGACGTACGTTGTCTTGGTTATGACCCATACAACGCAAAGGAATTCATTCAGCGTTGGGAAGTTGAGAACGGACCTTTTGGAATCGAGAAAGTTCCTCAGGGTTTCAAGACAGAATCCGTACCGCTTGGCGAACTAAAAGACATGGCTGAAGATCGACTCCTCCTATTCGATGAAGAGCTTATGACTTTCTGTATGAGTCATTGTATTGTTCTGGAAGACACCAATGGTAATCGAAAGCTCTGGAAGAGACGTTATGAAGAAAAGATTGACAACGTGGCGGCAATGATGGACGCCTATGTTTCTTACAAAGTAAACAAGGAGATGTTTGAATGAGTTCATTAAGTCATCACGGAATTAAAGGTCAGCGCTGGGGCGTTCGAAGATTTCAGAACAAGGACGGAACTCGTACGGCTGCTGGGAAGAAACGAGAACGAGTTCCTAAAAATGCTCGTATTCTGCCCAAAGGGTCAACGCTAAAACGAACACATCTTCTTGATGAAGATACTACTTTTGGTGGTAGAAAATACTTTTCAACAAATCAAGAAGATGCGAATAAATGGTTTAAGTTTTTCGGAACTTATTATGATAGGGTTTCCGAATCTAAATACGAGACGACCAGAGATTTATATATAGCCCAGGGTAAAGAGTTAGTTCGTATAATAAACAACGATTTTTCTGAACGAGAAAGACGTCGTTTTAACAAAGATGTTAAGCAGCAATCAATTGATTTATGGGGTGTAGAAGATAAGAAAGCTCCAATTGGCGTCGATCAGCAATCTTATAACGCGTCCATGCTTATGCAACGTGATTATCACAATAAGATCAAAAGTGGTAAGAAAATAGTAAAGATCCTAAAAAAACAAGGATTTGATGGGTTGGAAGATGATCACGGAAAGGATGTGGCCAAAGATCCTGTGATTATATTCGATCCAGATAAAAAACTTAGAAAAGAATGGACTTATACCTATAAAGTAACAAACAGACAAAGTAATGGCGGTTTTCGGATTAATCGAGTACAACACACATCCATAGATGCTTCTCCATATCTTTCTCACCACGGAATTAAAGGCCAGCGATGGGGTGTCAGGCGTTTTCAGAACAAAGACGGTACTAGAACGGCTGCTGGGAAGAAACAGGAGAAGCAAAATAGATTAAAAGCGACCTCCAAAGATTACGCATCCATTAGAGAATCTTTAAGTGACAATGATTTAAAGATGCTCAACTACAGTAATGATGAAATCAAATACATGCGAGAGCATAATACTTTAGGTCACGATCACATTGAGTACGGTAGAACCGCACATCGTGTAATTCAGAAAGACAAAAATGGAACTCCCGTTACTTATGTGGACGCGACATGGTTTAAAGCCGAGTCGTTACTTACTGGAAAAAAAGCGGCATCAATTATCTCTATTGATTTAGCCACCAGAGCAGGAGATGAGTATAGAGGCAAGGGTCACGCTATTGCTGCTGGTAAAAAAATGGTTAAATGGTTTGATACTTATGGCTATAAGGACTATGAGTATATGGAATGGGCTGCTAAGGAAGAAAACGTTTCATCTCAGAAGACAGCTGAAAAATTAGGATTTAAAAGGCTAGATATTCATGATGAGGGGTGGACTCTTTATGCATACGAACACAAAGCACAACACACATCCATAGGAGGAACAATGTACATAGAAGGTAACGCATTAATTCTTGGTGATTCCTCCTATCTGGAACACCATGGTATTAAAGGTCAGAAATGGGGAGTTAGACGATTTCAGAACAAAGACGGAACTCGTACGGCTGCTGGGAAGAAGCGAGAAGCAGAAAATGCAACCAGCGGTAAAGCCATGATTAAGAAGTACAAGAACCATAAAGGCAAAACACCAGAAGAACGATTACAAATTCTTCAAGCAGTTTTACAGGATGCCGCCTCTTCTTCGATGTCAAGCCCTAAAGAAGAAAAAGAACTTTATGATGCCGCAGATGTTGGTCTCAGAGCCTTACAAAAGCTTCGTCCTGGAGTTCTTACGGATGAAGATTACTCACCAGAAAACATCGATCGCAACAAAGAGTGGTTTTTAATCGAAGACCAGACAACTGGCATGGGTATGATCTCACACCTAATCGACCAAAAAGGTTATTCGGCTAAGGATTGTAAAGACCTTATTAAGATAGTCGATAAGAATTATAATCCTGATGAATGGAACGAATGGACGGATCAGCGTGCTGAATACCTTATATTTGAGCTTCGAGAAGGCAACTATAAAGGTACTCTTGAGAAGTTTGCAGATCTTTGTGAAAAAGAAAGCGCAAAAAAGAAGCGCGATCAGCAGGAGTTAAAAGAACTTGAAGAGCTCGAGAAAGAGGAACAGAGAGAAATAGAAGAACTTGGGTATGATCCGTATGACTATAATAGAAACGGTGTAACTCATTCCAATCTCTTTATCGAAGACGGAACGTTATATTTGTCCCATCACGGCATCAGAGGTCAGCGTTGGGGCGTTAGACGATTCCAGAATCGAGACGGCTCTCTGACTAACGCTGGTCGTAAACGTCTTGGTTATGCAACCAAAGGTGCAGCTCAGACTGTCGGTAAAGCGTTTAAGGCTGGTGTAAAAGCTGGCGGGAATGCGGTTAAGGCAGTTAAGGCACATCACGAGGAAGCAGAAGCTAAGAAAAAAGAAAAGAAAAAAGAGAAGGCTTCAAAGACTCGTCTTGGTGTAATGGCCAACAAGGATCTTTTCACGAATGAAGAGATCAGAAAACTCAATGAGAGATTCAAACTCGAAGACGAGATGAAGATGGCCACTCTTCAGAAGGGCGTTGAGATTGCTAAGGCAGTCGGTGTTATCGCCCAGAATGTCGGAACTGTAGCTAAGGCTTATGAAGACGTTACAGGCACAAGTCTCAGTCCAATAAAGAAAGCCAAACAGGAAGCGGAGGCTAAGGAGAAAGCTGAGGATAGGAAGCGTAAACTGGCTAAGGAAGACGCTGAGGCTAAGCGTGCCGAAGATAAAGAAAAGCGCGATATTGAGGATCGTGAACGGCGCATTAAGCTTGAAGACGAAGATCGAGTTCGTAAACAAGCCAAGGAAGACGCCGATGCCCAACGAGCAGAAAATGCGGAAAAGCGAGCACAAGCCAAGGAGCGACGTGATAGTACCATGGCTGTAGAGCTTCAGAGAAAAGCTAAAGCCGCCGCCGATGAGCAGGAACACAAAGCAGTAAAAGCTAAAGCTGAATCCAGATCTGCCATTTTAGACGTGTTGGAGAAAATCAACAAAATTCAGGATCATGACGACGATGATCACAACAATAACAACCCTCCAGGAGGCGGAATTGATACATGGAACGATGATGATTATCTGAACTTCTTCAAGAAAACCGGAATAATACATAGCGACATTTCCGATCCTTCACTAATTCAAAATGGGGTTCTTTTCGTCGATTCTTCTGATTATCTAGCTCACCATGGCGTTAAAGGTCAGAAGTGGGGTGTTCGCAGATTCCAGAACGAAGATGGATCTTTAACTGATAAGGGTCGGAAACACTACGAGAAAAAGCTTGCCAAAGCCGAGCGAAAGAAAGTCGCAGCCGATGCTGCTCGTGGCTATCTCGAAAGGACTCATGGTTTCGCAGTTACTGCTTCTGCAGTGCTGTCCGGAGCCGCTTATGCCGCGATGATGGTCGCTTCGGCCGCTAATCCAGCTACTATTGCTTTGGGAACGGCTGTAGTTGCCGCCATGTATGGAGGAACAACTCATTTGACTTATAATGTTAATGAAGCTTGGGAAGGCAGGGGTTCTAAGAAGTATGAACGACAGGCGAACGAATATCGAGATAAACTCAAGCAGTCTGATATGGAGGAAGGAATGTATCATGTAGAAAACGGCACGCTCTTCATCGATGCCGGAGAGCCATACCTTGAGCATCATGGTGTTCTTGGTATGAAATGGGGTAAACATCTCAGAGCCGGCAAAGGACCTGCTGATGCTCCTGCCAGTAGTGGTGGGGGCGGAGGCGGATTCGCTGAAGACGACGAGAAGCTTAAAGAAATGGCCAAGAAAGCCGGAATGTCTGTAGCTGAATTCAGAACCAAGATGGCTAGTAAACTTGGCGGTGCTGCCGCTAAAGCTAAAAAAGAAATTGGATATGCTTACGGATCTGAATACAAAAAAGATTTCGAAAAGGCCGCTAGACTTCACGAGAATAACAGCAAATCAATGCATGCGCAGGCTAAAGCTGCTTGGGAGGGATATGGTGAATCTCGTACTGCCGCCCAGAAAGATAACTGGAAGCGATATGCAGAATACGACAGGCAGGCTAAGGCTAGCGGAAATATGTTCGTAAAGCGCGAAAGATCGAAACGGGCGTATGATAACTCGCTGGCATCCAAAGTTGATTCTGCAAAACGTAAAGTCAGATTAACCCAAGACAAAGCTAAAAGTAAAATCTCTGAAGCGGTCGATACCGCTAAGAAAACCAGAGACGATGTCAAGGATAACATTCGATCTAAAACGGGCATTGGTGTTAAGAAAGACATCGAGCGCAATGCACGTCTGGCAGAGGGTCAAAAAAGACGTGCTCATGAATTAACCAAACAAGTCTATTCGGCCAAAAGCAAAGAAGATTGGGCTCGTGCCTATGATGAGTCTAATAAAGAGAGTTCCAAAGCCTGGGATAATGAACATAGGGTAAAGAAAGATACTAAGTCTTATCCGAAATCTATAGCTGGTAGAGTTGACTCTGCAAAACGTAAAGCTCGTCTCACTAAAGACAGGCTCAAATCCGCCCTTGGTAAAAGTAGACAAAGAAAACAACTCACCACAGAAGGTCCGAAAGCTAAGAAGAAGGTTCGTATTGAATCTGCCAGCGCTATGGGGTTCTCCACTAACAACCCGTATAGCATTCCGGTAGATGCCCGTCGTTGGGGGTACAATGGAACCGATAAATCAAGGGTTTCTGTTGGAAAACGTGGAAGCGCCCCTAAAACGATTCTTAATCCTAAGCATACCGATACCAGCCACAGGCGAAAGAGTGTTGGGGAGGTTATGAACAACGCAAGGAAAGAGCAGACTCCTGGAAGTACTCCGATCTCAAAACCAACCCAGTACACTCATACTAACAGGCCAAGAGGTCGAGAGAAGTATTTTAAGCTTGGCCAGGAATCTAAAGGGGTAAAGAAACGCAGCAGACGGGTTCGACACTTTGACAACTCGAACGAACTTTATACGGAAGGCGCGAGGCTTGTACTCCGCCCAAAAGCATAACCCCACTTGACCAAGATTATTTAGAGCATCATGGTATTCTTGGACAAAAGTGGGGTGTTCGTAGATTTCAAAACAAAGATGGCACTAGGACCGCGGCTGGGAAGAAGCGCTATCCAAATTATACCGACGCCGAGAAGTTAAGACGCAGCGCCTATCATGATGTAGAAAACGGTAATTACAACAGTGCGGCTAAAAAGTATCTTGAAAGCAATCGCATGCCAAGATACGATTCGACCGGAAAAGAGCTCCCACGAAAAACCGATAACGAATGCATTTCGAGTTTTAGGGTTGAGGCCGAAGAGCTTCGAAGCAATGCTCTAAGTGATCTGGCCGTTCGAATAGATACTGAACGTAAGTTAGCCCGTGGCGAGCATGTTAAAAGTATTTTCGAAAATGACCCAGATTGTAAGAAGATGATTTCGGCATTAAAAGAGTGGGAAGAAGAATCATTAACAACCGCAGATCAGTTTAGACAGGTTGGTAACATCATGCGAACCATGACTAACGATAAAAAAGAAACAGATCGTACTAAATCGGATACTATGCGAATAGAAACCTTACAAGAGCATCAGATCGAGATTCTTGATGAGTATGATTTGTGGGGTCATCCTGAGTATAACGACAATCGGTATAATTGGTGAGGTGCGTAATGATTAGAAACAATTCAAAATGGGGGTAATTGCCTATGGGCTTACTAAACAGGTTTACGAATGCTTGGAATGCGTTCATGGGCAGAGACCCGACAATTAGACGAGAATACGGAAGCGCTCAAAGACCGGACCGGAAACGACTCCACTACGGCAATGAGCGCTCTTTTGTTAATGCGATCTACACCAGAATTGCCATCGATGTAGCTTCATTAAGGGTTGAACATGTAAGACTGGACGAGAATGGACGTTACAAAGAATCCATGAAGTCCGGTCTTAATTCTTGTTTCACCCTAGCGGCCAATCGAGACCAGACGGCTAGAGCATTCAGACAGGATGTTGCTATGTCGCTGATGGATGAGGGTGTAATTGCAATTGTTCCTACACGAGCCGATGGAAACCCATTTAGTGGAAGTTTCGATCCGCTTGAACTCCGATGCGGCAAGGTACTTGAGTGGTATCCAACCCAGGTAAAGGTTGACCTCTATAACGAAGATACAGGTAAACACGAGCAGATTTTTGTTGACAAATCGTTCACGGCAATCATTGAGAATCCGCTGTTCTCTGTAATGAATCAGTATAATTCGACTTTACAGCGACTGATAAGGAAACTCAACTTGCTGGATACGATTGATGAGCAGAACGCTAACGGTAAGCTTGATCTCATTATTCAGCTACCTTACCCACTTAAGTCACCAGCCAAAAAGCTAGCCGCAGAACAGAGACGAACCGAAATCGAAGATCAGCTGGCATCTTCTAAATACGGCATTGCATACATCGATGCTGCAGAACACATCACACAGCTCAATCGAGCTATCGAAAACAAACTCCTAGCACAGGTTGAATTCTATACAAAGATGGTCTACAGCCAGTTAGGTATGACCGAAGAAGTCTTTGCTGGGACGGCCAATGAAGAGACAATGCTGAACTATCATAACCGGACCGTAGAACCGATTATCTCAGCAATTGTTGATGGAATGCGTTGGAAGTTCCTCACACAGACTGCTCGTTCACAAGGCCAGGATATTTTGTTCTTCCGTGATGCGTTCAGGTTAGTGCCGGTTAATCAGATGGCTGATATTGCTGACAAGTTCACTCGAAACGAGATTCTCTCTTCGAATGAAGTACGTCAGATTATCGGATTCAAGCCGTCTACTCAGGAGGGTGCTGATGAGCTTAGGAACAAGAACATTAACCAGAAAACCGATGAACAACAGCCTGCCCAGGGAGCTCCAGAGGGCGGTGGAGATGCTGCCGCTATTAAGGATATTTTAGCAAAACAGAAGGCAGGTTAAGGAGGAATTGACATGAAATACGATTTTGCAGGATGGGCCTCACGAAATAACATCAGATGTACTGATGGGCGGACTATCCAGCAGGATGCTTTCAAGGATATGGACGGCAAAAGAGTTCCGCTCGTCTATATGCATAATCATAAGGACGCAGATGCTGTAATTGGTCACTGCATCCTCTCTAATCGTCCGGAAGGACTCTGGGCAGAGGGATATTTGAACAATACAGAAATGGGTCAGAACGCCAGAGAGCTGATTGAACACGGTGATATTACCGCACTCAGCATCTATGCAAATCAGCTCAAAGAGAGCAATGGAAGAGTCTATCACGGCAGAGTTCGTGAGGTTTCTCTGGTTCTTGCTGGCGCAAACGATGGTGCTACTATCGAGTATCCGATTATCGAGCATTCTGATGGAAGTTGGGAGTCAGACTTTGAGGCTGATGAGGCAACGATCTACATGGACTCAATGAGTGAGCATTTATATTTCGACGACTCAGAGCTTGAGCATGCAGATGACGAAAAGAAAGAGGAGAAAAAAGTGGCTGGAAAACCCAAGGATCTGGAAGCAATTCTCAATGGTCTTCCGGAAGATGAAAGAAATACGGTTTATGCAGCATTCGCCTATGCTGTTAAAAACGCCGCAGATCTGAAGAAACAGACCGGCGATGAAGGCGACGATGAAGATGATGAAGACGGCGGAGAGGCCGAACACTTCGACATGGAAGGAGACAATGATATGAAATTTAATGTATTTGAAGGCATTGCTGAAGACGGTTCTGAGCTTTCTCACGCTGATTTTATGGAACTTCAGGATGGCGTATTCAAGGATGCCCGTAACTACAACAGACTGAGTGAGGCATTCCTGGCCCATGCAGCTGAGTATGGTATTGAGTCTATTGATTACCTGTTCCCGGATGCAAAGAACATCAATGGCACAACTCCGGAATTCCTGGATCGCAATCAGGAGTGGGTTAAGGTCGTTATGGCCGGCGTACACCACACACCATTCAGCAGAATTAAGACAACTTATGCTGATATTACTGAGGACGAGGCCCGGGCTAAGGGTTACATGAAGGGCAACCGCAAGACTGAGGAAGTCTTCGGCCTGCTTCGTAGAACAACCACTCCGACAACGGTTTACAAGAAACAGAAGATGGATCGCGATGACATCATCGACATCACTGACTTCGACGTTGTTGCATGGCTTAAGTCCGAGATGAGAGGCAAGCTGGATGAGGAACTTGCTCGTGCTTACATCTTCGGTGACGGCAGAAGCCCGCTCAGCCAGGATAAGATCAGCGAAGAGCACATTCGTCCGATCATCAAAGAAGACGATCTCTTCTGCATCAAGTGGGACGTCGCTCAGGGCGCCGATACTGATGCAACTGCTAAAGCTATCATTCGTGCAGCCATTAAGTCTCGTAAGGGCTACAGAGGCTCCGGCAGCCCGATTGCATTCATGACAGAGGATCTTCTTTCTGACATGCTGCTCCTTGAGGATGGAATCGGCCATCCACTGTATGAGAACGAGCAGAAACTGGCTACAAAGCTTCGTGTTTCCCGCATCGTTACTATTCCGGAAGAATATGCTCCGGCAGACTTCTACATGCTGATCATCAACCTCAACGACTACAACGTAGGTGCCGATAAGGGCGGTTCTATCAACATGTTCGAAGACTTCGACATCGATTACAACCAGGAGAAGTATCTGATCGAGACTCGCTGCTCCGGCGCTCTGATCAAGCCGTACTCCGCTATCTATCTGCGCAAGCAGGCGTAATCAAAATGGGGGTAATTTTGCATGGCTAGATGGTATGGCAATGTCGGATTTGCAATTCCGGTAAAAACTGCACCCGGTGTTTGGCAGGACAGCACGGAAGAGCATCCTTACTCTGGCGACAAACTAAGCTGGAGAAGCTCATACCAGAATTCGGGTCAGGTTATCGATGACATTAAGATTGACTTTACAATTGAGATCATCGCTGACCCGTTTGCCTACAAGAACTTTGCTCATATTCGATACGTCGAGTATCTCGGGCAGAAGTGGAAGGTAACGGCTGCAGATCCGACAAATTACCCACGAATTGCTTTGACAGTTGGAGGTTTATACGAATGAAAACAAGAGAAGAATTCCAAGCAAAACTGGAAGAGATTCTTGGTTCTGAGTACGTATACTTCCAGCCGCCAGATGGTTTACGAATGAATCGCGGAAATCGAATTGTCTATTCTCTTGAAGAGCGGTCTGTTCGAAAGGCAGACAACAAACCTTATGAGAGATACAACAAATATTCGGTTACCTTTGTTACAAAAGATCCTGATTGGGGTCTCGTACATGAGATCCCTAATCTATTTTTGCACTGCCGTCATGATAGACGGTATGTTGCAGACAACCTATATCATGATACATTCATTATTTATTATTAAGGGAGGAAAATCCTATGGCAGCACTGAAATGGGATCAGGAAGGTCAGAAGTTTATTGAGGCCGGTACAGACAGGGGCGTCCTCTATGTTTACAATCCTGAAAGTACAAATACACACAGCAAATACGCTCCGGGCGTTGCTTGGTCCGGTCTTACAAGCGTAAGCGAGTCCCCGTCAGGTGGCGACTCCAATAAGCAGTATGCAGATAATACAATTTATGCAAACCTTAGAGGCACTGAGGAATTCGGTGGCACGATCGAAGCTTTCATGTATCCGGATGAGTGGGCAGAGTGCAATGGCCAGAAGCGGCTTCAGACTTCACCTGGTCTCACCATTGGTCAGCAGTCCAGAAAGACATTCGGTTTCTGCTTCAGAACCCTTATCGGCAGCGATACAGATGAGCTCGGCCAGGCAGGTTACAAGCTGCATCTGATCTACGGAGCTACAGTTTCTCCGTCTGAATCTTCTTATGAGACAATCAATGAGTCTCCGGAAGGCATGACATTCAGCTGGGAGTTCGATACTGTCCCGGTAGAGATCGAGGGTCATCCGGAACTCAAGAAAGTATCTCAGCTTATCGTCGATTCCAGAACGGCTACACCGGCAAAACTCACTGAACTCGAAACAAAACTTTACGGTGGCGATAACGCTGATCCGTATCTGCCGATGCCGGCTGAAGTCATCTCGACACTTGCACCGTAATTTTTGAGTAATTTTTGCTAAAAAATCCTAAAAAAAATCCTAAAAATCCTATAAATCCTATTAACTTTTTTAAAAAATAAAAAATTAAATTTTAAAAATGAAAA